AGAAAATTCAACCTAAAGATTGTCAACATATACTATATGGAATGATTGCTAGTGGTTCGCTAAACTCAAAAATTCATAGTAATGCCTATACTCGATTGAGTAGTGGCATGGTTAAGTTTCTTATTTCTGAACAAGAAGCTCGCTCTGTGTTACTTTCTACTAAAGTAGGACAGAAGATGCCACTTGAAAAGAGAGTAAAACGCTTATTACCACATGAAATGACCACTAAACTGTTTGAAGAAATGAGTAACTTACGGTTAAAGAGAAGTGGTTTAGATATTACTTTGGAACGAATCAATTCTAGATTCCCCAAAGATAAATATTCGGCTTTTGCTTATGGATTATGGCGTATTAAAGAATTAGAAGAACAAGCCTTCTCGCGCCAGAAACGAAAGTCTTCTCTAGATAAGCGTCAGTTAGTGTTCTTCACCGGAGGTTATTAATGCGAAAACCAAATTTTAGTTTAGAAGACTTCAAAAAGTTTAAAGATGAAGTAATAAACAAAAATCCAAACTATGATGATTTCTTTGCTCATGTTTCACTACACGCAAAGCAATACACTTTAGATGAAATTAAAAAAATTATCGACTGCGGCTCCATTCAAGAACAACAACTTTTATCTCGTTATTTTTATGACAGGGATGGAATTTATAAACGTATAGTTCTCTATTACGCCACAATTTTAAAATACTCCGGAATATTAATTCCTCATCCAATTTTAGGTAAGCAACTCTCCCAAGCTTTCTTAAAAAAGCGGTATATTGGCGCACTAGAATATATAGATCGTTTAAAAATTCCACAACTCTGCACGAATATAAGTTTATATGTTTTGATTAATGGTAGTTATGGCGGTATAATTCTTGATTCTTCTAAAAATGGTATAGCTATAATTGACCTTCCTTGTGGTTATTATCGTTCACGCTATAGAGATTTAGCCGGTAATGATATTATTGAATTTAATGTTGCTTACTTTGATAAGATTTTAAATGATACCACACGAGAAAAAGTCTTAAAGACTTATCCCAAACTTGTATCTTCTTATTATAAAAAGTACGCGGCAGGAAAAATAACTGATTCTTGGGTAATAATCCCAGCAAGTATTGGTATTTATTTTTCATTCTTCGATGATGCGCGCCCGCTATTTCTTAATGTGATTCCTGCTTCCATTTTATATGATGATGCAGTAGATACTGAACGTGAACGAGACTTAGAAGAGATAAGAAAAATTATCGTTCAAAAGATTCCCCATTTGTCTGATGGACAACTTTTATTTGAACCAGTTGAAGCAATTGAAATGCACGATGGTGCAGTCAATATGATGAAAGGAAATAAGAATATTTCTGTTCTAACCACATATGCTGATGTTGATTCAATTGTGTCAAAAACTCAAAAAGATACTTCAGATTCCATTGATAAGATGCTTCAGAATGTTTATTCCGAAGCGGGCGCCAGTAGTCAGGTCTTCGCGCCAACAGGTTCTCAATCTCTTGGCACTTCAATAACAAATGATATTGCAGTAATGATGATTCTGGCAAAAAAATATTCTTATTTCTTTACTTATTTAGTAAACACATTTTTTGCGCACCGTGATTTAGAGTTTAATTATGAACTTACCAATATTTCATGGTACAATGAGAATGAGTATATTACTAATAGTTATAAGTTGGCGCAAAGTGGTTATAGTTTCTTGCTACCAAGTATGGCGATGGGATTAACACAAAAAGAACTTGTTGATGTCAAAGACCTTGAAAATGATCTGCTTAAACTGCGCGACAAGTTAATTCCACTTCAGTCAACTTATACTCAATCTTCGGACTCCGAAGGTGGCGCGCCAGAAAAGTCAATTGAGGAAAAAGATGAACGAACTCTTGAAAATGAAGAATCTCTTGATAATCAATAGGAGGCTCAATGGAAAAGTCAAAAATTACTTATGAGTTTCCCGTGGTTGTCTATGGGCAATTAGAAAGATATAACGATGTTCTTTCAAAAGCAAGATGTCGCATTTTTTATAAGTATGAAAACCGAAATGGTAGTTACATTACTGATGAATTTGCCGAAAAACTTTTAAGCTCTGTACCATATACTCCAATTAAAGGCATTTATGAAGATGGAGATTTTACCGATCATGGTAACGAAAATGCGCAAGGACGTATTTACGGAATAGTTCCTGCTGAACCAAATATTAGCTGGGAATATCACAAAGATGAAGATGGACAAGATCGACTCTATGCTTGTGTTGATGTTTTATTGTTTACAGCACTTTATGATGAAGCTAATGAAATTTTAGACAAGGCACAATCTATGGAATTATTTGCTCCATCTATTAAGTACCATTGGAAGAAAATTGATGGTATTGAATATGTTGTCTTTGATGAAGGCAGTTTCCTAGGACTTCAAGTTTTGGGGACTCGTGATGGTATTAAAGTAGAACCTTGTTTTGAGGGTGCGGCATTTTATAGTCTGCAAAATTCAATTGCAGAAGCTATACAAAAAATAAAAGAATATAGTTATGAAGGGAGACAAGAAAAAATGGAACTCAATTTTAGGCTCTCTGATGGCGAGAAGTATCAGGCTCTTAATAGATTACTGAATCCAGACTGCACCGAAGAAGGTGGATGGATTTGTGATTATGCTATTGATGCAGTTTATGATGACTACGCTTTGGTTTATGAATATAATTCAGGTTCCTATTTCCGTGCATACTACAAGAAAGATGACGAGGCCAATACTGTAGAAATCACCGAAAAAGTTCCTGTTGTTGTCATGGATCTAACTTCCGCCGAGGCCGAGGTTTTAGATAAATTACGTGAAATCAATGGCGGTTTTGCTGTTGTTGATGAAAAAGTTGCTTGCGCGCACGATAATGCAAGCAAGTGTGAAGAATATGGCCTCAAACTTGTAGAATCAAATGAAGAAATATCTACTTTAAAAACGGAGAAGGATAGTTTAGTTGCCGAAAGAGATCAATTCTCTCTTGCTTGCAATGAGAAAGATGCAACAATTGAATCCCTTAAGGCCCAAGTCGAAGAACTAACTGCTTTCAAACTTGGTATTGAGAGACAGCAGAAGCTGAATGTTATTGATGAATATACTGGTAAGCTTTCTTCTGAAATCCTTAATACTTATAAAGAAGATCTTGATAAGTATACAATGCTAGATCTAGATAAGGAACTGGCATACGAACTGAAAAAGAATAATGTTTCTTTATTTGATGAATCTGAAAATCCCTTAATCCCGAAGGATGTTACTTCTGGTGGGATTGAAGAAATTTTAACCCGATATAAATAATTGGAGGTTTTAATACAATGGCTTTTAAAAGATTAACCATTGATGGCTATGGCCAGTTAGAAATTAACAACTGTGCTTTCCGCCGTGATGGTCGTATCGAAGCACAGTGCGCCCCCGATACTTCTAGCTTTACTGCTGGTAAGTATCTAGAGAATGGCGCCGTCTATGCCATTGATAGCGTAGCCCGCAAGGTTAAGCTACCAACTGGTTCTGACAAGCTTGTTGCTATTAACTATAGCGCTGAGCATATCTATGAAGCCGCCACCGGTCTAAAGAATTTCAAGCTACAGCCCACTGGTGACTTCCTCCCCCGTCTTGGCTACCTGTCTGTCGGCGATAAGTATACTACCAATACTGTTTCTTATGACAATGGTGAATTTGCTAATGATGCGGCACTGATTTCTGCTCTAGAAGCAGTCGATTCTTCTCCTCTGTATGCTACAATTGCTACTAACGATGGTTCTCACCTCATTTCTGCTACCGAATCCACCGATGCGGCTCTACAGATGCTTGTCGTGAAGAAGACCACAATGCCCGATGGTCAACTTGGTGTTCAATTCCAAGTTTACAGTGTATAATTTAAGGAGGGTAATAAAATGACTTTTGAACAATTTAAAGAAATTGCCCTTCACGCTGCTAAGGGCACCGCTCCAGCCAACTTTACTTCCGAAAACGTCAATGCTGCTTTCATTGATGGCTTAAAGGAACTGGCTGGTACTGTCAACAAGTTCATGAAGAACCGTTACGATATTTATGAAGTAATTATCGAAGCTGTTGACGAAGTTCTACCAAAGCGTATCGCCGCACTCAACAATCTGGCCGAAGTTCAGATCGTTGGTGAAGGCCAGAAGGCTGTTTTCCGTCGTCGTGTTGGCCGTATCCGCGCCAAGAAGTTCCTAACCCAGGTTGCTATTTCTGGTGTTTATGAAACCTTCCGTCTTGACACTGATACCTTCGAGGTTCCTGTTACCGCAGTAGGCGGTGGCGCCACTATCGACTTCCAGAGAATGATTGATGGTGTCGAATCTCTTGCTGAAATTATGGACATCTTTGCTGAGGGTCTATCCGATGCAGTCTTTATGGAAGTCCATAAGGCTCTTGCCGCTGCTTATGCCGCAAGCAATATGCCTTCTGCCAATAAGGCTACCGGTAATGGCTTCAGCGCCGCCGATATGGTTGGTGTTATGAATGTTGTTCGTTCCTATGGCGAAAGCGTCACTATTTTCGCTACTACCGCCTTTATTCAAGCCATGGGTCCCGATGCAGTCGTGTCCACTCTTATGAACAGCACCACTCCAGTCGCCCAGGGCATTTATGCTCCTGCCGACATTGATGACATTCATCGTCTTGGCCTGGTTCGTATGTTCCGTGGCGCGCCAATCGTTGAAATTCCAAATGCTTATACTGATGAATCCAATACTAAGGTTTGGATTGATGATCAGTATGCATTCGTTCTTCCTTCTGGCCGTGAAAAGGTTGTCAAGGTTGTTCTTGAAGGTCCAACTCAGATTAAGGATCATGAAAACAAGGATAACTCCCTTGAAATCTATGCCTGGAAGAAGATGGGCGTTGGCATTCTAACTTACTACAATTGGGGTATTTATCAGAATACCGCTCTTGCTGGCCACAATTAAGTTTTATGATATGTGGGAGAGGGGAATTTCTCCCCTCTCCCACAAAATTATGGAGTTAAAAGGAG